CTGGTTTCCACCACCATGCATGTATGTTATCTTATTATCAAGTGCATTAGATACTACAAGCGGTATGAGTTTCTCTACATGTTGATGAGGACCATAGTTGTTAGAGCAGTTAGTAATAAGATAAGGTAAACCATAAGTGTTATGCCACGACTTGACAAAATAGTCAGACGCTGCTTTGCTTGCCGAGTAGGGATTTCTTGGGTCATAGGGTGTTGTCTCCTTGAATAATATTTTGTCCCAGTATTCTAGGGATCCATACACCTCGTCAGTAGAGATGTGATGAAATTTTTCTACCTCTTTCTTGAGACTGGCATTCAATAGATTGATAGTGCCAACCACATTAGATTCTAAAAAAGGTCTATAGTTTTGTATAGACCTATCCACATGACTTTGAGCAGCGAAATGAAATATCTTTCTTGGTTTATATTTGTCAAAGATATAATTTACATGACTCTCATTTGTTATATCACACCACTCAAAGATAAACTGATCGGTGTCTGGTATAAACTTTAGGTCAGCAGCATATGATAGGTTGTCTAGTACAACAACAGGTTCTAGTAGATCAGTATCAGATGATATGTAGTGTAAAAAATTACTTCCTATAAAACCTGCACCACCAGTGACAAGATACATTAGTAGTGCCCCCATGCATGATGTTCTACTCTATTATAATCATCTTCTAGTCTTACTATATCATCCTCTTGACACTTACCTCTTTGCACCTCAATGATTGTTATTCCCTTCTTACCACCAGTGATACGATGTCTTTGTTCTATCGGTATGAAGTATGTATCACCAACCTTACACTCTGTCTCTAGTGTTCCCTGTTGTATGATACCACCACCTTTGACAATCACCCAGTCCTCAGTTCTATACCTATGGAACTGCAATGAGATTCTCATGTCAGGTTCTACGTATAGTTCCTTGACACAATAATCATCACCTCTATGTAAGACCTTGAACCATCCCCATGGTCTACGTTCTTTTTCTATCATGGTATGCTTGCTATCATCATATTATATAACCAAGATAAAACTAAGTCAACCATCTAAAGTGATCTCTTATTGATTCGTTATCTATCTTGATACCACATAAAAATATAAACTCACCGTTTCTAGGAAAAATTTTTGTCTCTATGTCCAGTGTATAAAGAGATGTAAATTTCTCTATCTGTTTTGATAGATCATCTTCATCGTTCCACACACATAGATAAACTTTTTGAAACTTAGTGTCAAGAGTGACATGACAATCGCCTATGAGTTCCTTCGCTTGTTGATTTATAGTAAGTAAACTTATGTCTTGTCCTCCTATAGTAACAACATCATCTCTACCTAAGAACTTGTAAGATCCATCATCATTATACTCAAACCTATCACCTGTAAGGTTCAACTTACCATCAATAACTTTTGGGTCATACCAACCATCAGGATCAACAAACCTATCGACCTCGAAAGAATCATCAGTAAGATTTTGTGTAAAAATAGGACCGCTAGTTTCACTACTACCAAATAAACTTATGATATCTTTCATCTTCACACCCAAATATTTTTTCCATGATTTATCAATCTTTGCAAGAGTGTATATGTTCAACTGTGGTGTGTCGGATGTAGATTGTCTAAGGAATCGTTTTATATAATTTGTATATGGAAATTGAACGTGGTCAATATCTTTCATATCATATTCTTTCATGTAATCGTATCGTATAAACTCTACCTGATCTGCAAGCAGTGATGGTAAGAAGAAGGTGGCAAAACTACTACCATGATGAAATATATTTGTAGACAGAACATTACCATAGAAAGACTTCGAGTTTCTTTTTGCAAGTTTACATATGAAAGAGTGTGTATGTGATATTGATTTAGGGGTGCCAGTCGTACCACTACTACATGTCTTTGCAATAACAGTATCATCTGTAGCGTTTATTATATTATTATAACTACAATCAAAGTCTTTATCGTAGACAATAACCTTGTCTGCCACATCACAATACATTTTTCTTTTTTCTGATTTACCTACCTCTTTATCTTCAAAAACAAAATCTATAGGCATCACACTTCTAGTTTTTGCATCAATGTATTCATCATTTTCAAAGAATAATTTACGTGAACTCTTGGTAACATCAGTGATACATGTAATCAAACCAAGTTCAGCAGCAGCAAAAAATAATGAGGTGGATCTTGTACCTCTTAGGAAGTTGTAGACAGTCTGACCTTTCTGTGCGTTGTTGTGTAGAAGTATGTTCTTGAACCTATCAATCTCTCTGCATAGGTCATCATAATCATAAAGTTTGTCACTATCATTGTTACCATAACAACCAGTGTACTTTATATTTTTATTGATTACGTCTCTCGTTATCAATGTATTCGGCATAATCAGGGTTAGGATGGTTTACTAATCTTCGATGATATAATTTTATTACAGTGATTGCTGCTGTCCCCTCAAAGAAAGCAGGTATTATACCATGAACAATACTGGCAATACCAGCATACAATAACTTGGCACCTGCTATGAATGCAAAGACACAGTGACTACCCCATGTCTCCTTACTCTTGGCGAGATGCTTTTTGCTGCTCAAGAATAGGTTGTACTTCTTTCCAATCATTGTCGAAAATTTCTAGTCCCTTATCAGTGAGAACGTGGTTGTACATTTTCTCAAACACTGCAGGTGGCATTGTGACAACGTCAGCACCATGTGCAAAGGATTGAGACACACTATTGACGTACCTAATTGACGCTGATAGTATTCTAGTTCTATGTATGCACTGTACTTTATATACCTGATCGATATCTCTTATAAGATTCAAACCTGCAATAGAATTATCATCTAGTCTACCTACAAATGGAGATACATATGCTGCACCTGCTTTTGATGCTAGTATTGCCTGTGCTACATCAAATATAAGAGTGACATTTACTCTAATCAAATCTCTTGAGAGTTGACTACATGCTATAAGACCATCACGAGTGCATGGAACTTTGATAGTAGAACACTGTCCAAACTTTGATACAAGTCTTCTTCCCTCGTCAATCATCTCACCTGTGGTGCCCATAACTTCCATGCTTATATCTTTTATACCCATGTCCTTCAACTCCTGATAAACATCCTCTGGATGTCTACCACTCTTCATGATAAGAGAAGGGTTGGTTGTTATACCATCTATGAGACCTGTTGCAAAGTGCTTTCTGATTATATCTGTGTCTGCTGTATCAAGAAAGATACGCATATTATCGGATGCCATCATACTGGTAATTCAAAGTAGTTCAAGTTTAGCACACACCTGACCTTAGTGTCAATCTGAGACACACCTCTGTGTTTTATATTTGAGGGAAACTTGACATACCTATTTGCAACACTCTTCACCTTGTCACCTGTCTCAAACTCAGTGTATCCGTCATTGGTATTGATATAGTATATTCCAGTAGTCATCGTACTACAATCTACATCGCAGTGAAAATCACTATACAATCTCTTCGGCTTGACGGGTTCAAGGTTAGCTTTGATCCTATGCAAAGCAACAAATGGAATCTTATTTACAAGTGGTAAAAGAAGGTCGATTGATTTTGATACTTCATGCACAGCTTTCCCAGTACATGAATGAAATGTAAAGAATACATGAGTAAATTGGTAGTTATCTATACTATTTTTTGTTTGTGTTGATACTTTAGTGTCATTGAATTTCCAATCCAAGGCACCATTACCAAGCATGAAATCACTGATTCTCCTGTGCTGATCAGGACTTAGAAAGTTATCATGTACTTCAATCATTCAATCACTAAATAGGCTAGCACACTATAGGATAAAAATACCTATGAAAAGACTATTATTTGTCTTTACATTATTATCTATAGGACTTCCTGCAAGGGCAGACATCACGCATAAATTGAGCAGTAGTGTTCAATTACAGGTGAACGCTGCAGCGACGCAGGTTGAGAGGATTGGGTCGTCGTTCTCGATAACGGGGAACGGGGTGGACACGACTGATGGAACAACAGCAAATACAGTATCGGTTGGTACTATAACTTCAGGTGTATATTCTCCTGGTACGATAGCAGCAACTCAGGACACACCAGGTGCAGCGTTCAGCTTCACTCAGACATACACTCAGGCTGATGCAGTTCCACAGTCTGCTCCAACAGTAGGTGCTGTAGGAAACTTCAGTAATCAAACCTCAACTGCTGCTGGTACAAAAGACACACTCGCTGGAACCATAACCAGTGCAGGTGCTATGACAATCACAGCTGGTGGTGCAGGTACTGTAGCTACAGGACAGCATGTCACTGAACTTACGATAAAGTAGTGAGTTATGGTAAGAAGATTCTCATTCTTACTGTTTCTCATGCTGGCATCACCTGCTGATGCAGTCCCAGTGGTTCCCAACTTCACTCAGGGATCGATGACTTCCACGACTGAAACGACTTCTACCGTGACGGAGACCATTAATTCAATGGACTACTCGACTGGCTGGACTTACTCGGTAAGTGGTACAAATATTCAGCATGATGGGACTAGCATGTCTCCTGATACAGGAACAGCACAATCAAACACATTGAACGGAGTAACTTCATCATGGACAGGACTGGACGTGAGCAACAAACCAAATTGGACACAGGTGACAGTGGGAGATCCCTTCCAATTCACCGAACATTATGTTGCCCCAGGTCTTCAGACTCATACCATCATAAATCGCACCCAAACCATACAATCGGTCACCACATCCACAAGTATCTTCTCGCAATAGCGGTTGGTCTTGGTAACATAACACCCGTTATGGCTACAGATGTAGGTGGCGTTTCTGCAACAGCAAACCCTGTTGCTAATTCTTCTGGTTCGGTAACGAACCAAGCTATTCAAGTTCTTCAAGGTCCTTATATTACCAACACCTATGGAGGTGGTGTACAATGTCAAGGACCTACCGCAAATTTTACACCCTATGTCACAAGAACAGGAAATTGGTCAGATCCTTATGAATCATACTGGAATGACCCTGTATATAATAACGCTGACAACAATGATGACGGTATCCCTGATTCTCCTGGTGAGATCCTCTATTATATACCTACTAGAACGGGGCAGAAGGCAACGCAAAATATAAGTCTTGGGTTCTCTGCAACATGGTCAATACCCTTGGACAAAGAATTGCAAGCACAGTGTAAGGAAGCAGCAACAGCACATATAAATGCAGTCAATCAAGCAACTGCCAATAAAAGACTTGACTTTGAAATAGCCAGATTAAAAAATTGTGGAGAGCTAATGAAAGCTGGCATTATGTTCCACCCAAAATCACCTTATCATAAGGTATGTGCTGATGTTGTATTAGTAAACCCACCTGGCGTTGTCGGACAACACAAGCACGATATAAAACCTACAGGTGATGCTAGTTCACTCAAAGAAATAAGTATAGGAAATGAAAATTGAATTCAAAAAACAATACGGTAAGGGATCAGACCCATGGTATGCAAAGGCAGAACGATGGGTGTATAAAAAGTTCAAGAACCCCTACCTACAACACCTTGCAATAGGTGTGATAGTGTGGTTGAAAGAAAAGTGGGTTGATATAAAAATAGAAAACACAATGAAAGATGTTGACAGACAAGTAGAAGATCTACATGAACACTGGGATGAAGAGGAATCTTATCGTAGAATGAATGTCATCGCACAAAATGGAAACGATGGATTACATTATTCAGAGACTCCATCAGAGGTAGATGGATTGAATGATATGTCTATTTCTTTCTCACCTTCAGAGGAGGAAGACCCTTCTTAGCACGATAAGCATTAGCTTGTATCTCAGACTTAGATAACTCACGGTGTGTGCCTAGTTTTTTCTTGGCAGTATCCATGAGTTTTTTTATTGTCGGTTTGATCAGTCGTAACAAGAGTGGAGTTGCAGCTGCAGATGCTGTTGCCACGATTGCTATCGCTGCTGTGGTACTGACCTGATTTGTAGACGGTAAATATTTCTCAACAGGTTTTGTGTCCTTATATAATGTCACACAGACTGTGCCCTGTAGTTCGTGACCTACAACTATCTCATCACCTGACTGTGTCAAGTCACCCACTCTTAGTTGAGAAGGACCTGGACATTCTGTTGGTGTAAGGTCACCTGTGGGTGGTGTCTCAGGTGTAGCTGGTGGATCAGGTGGTGGTTCTACAGGAGGTGGTGGCACCTCTCTTGTTATAACAAGTTGATCTGGTACATATTCCATAGCATCGAATGATGGCATACCTGCATCACATATGGTGATGGTGTCATCATCCTTTGCCAGTTGTTTATTCTTTGTACCACCCTCCTCAGTCTTATTGAGTTCATGTGCCTCAACACAACCAGGTATTTCAACAATTGGTTTACCAATGTCTACTGTTACAGGCACGTATATGTGTGGTGGATTTACAGTGTAGTTGTCAACAAAAATATTAGGAATTTTGAATGACTCTACCCCCACATCAGGTATTACTATCTCGTCACTCATCCATCTCTCTAAATGACATGCGAAGTATATAGTAGATGTACCAAGAGACTATTACAATAAGTATAACAAGCATCCATATGACACCCCAGACCACCATTAGCAAGAATGCTCCTCAAGCAGTGGTTCTCCTACCTCTATGTAATTAAGTTCTGAATTATATACCCAATGCATTTTACTCCATATATTATTGAACTCTTCTTCATCTAAATCTTTCAACAGTATTCTATCTTTCCAGTAGATGTGATACCTCATTGCCAGTATTCGTCTAGAACATCAAAAACTTTATGCATATATTTATTGGCACCATTACACTCCCACTGTCCCATCTCTCCTATCTCACATTTATAATCTAACTCTCTTTTGAGTTGCATCAACTTGTTTGTCATTGCAACCTTGTCTAACCTACCGTTCATCAGTCTTCTCGTATACAATACTCCGCAGCATGGGGATTGTCGAATCCTTTTAGGTCTTCCCTTGCCTGTTTTATAGCATTGTATGCATCGTCTGCATACTCACAGATTTCATGATGTCCATTGTGGTTGTCGTGATAACCTACAGTGTAGTGGGACATGATAGTTTCAACTCCATTACATAATTATATATTATCACCCACCCCCGTCACTGACTAACTTTTTTTTGGATCGGACACAATGTTGAGTGGAGCTGATTCGATTCTTATTGTCTGGGCTGGTGCTGTTTGTGACGCTTTTTCAATAAGCATCTCCATATCTTTCTTACTTATGTTATTACTCGCTGTATTTCCACCATTCTTCTTGTTAGAACCTGCTTGGACACCGAATGTGGCTAGTACCCCAGTAAAGACCGAAGCTATGAAGGTCGGATCGATCTTCTGTTCCTGTTTGTAACCAGGTATCTCAACATAATTGAGAGTCAATATACCACCTGCCCAGATCATTACACCAAGACGTACAAAGGTACTTAGGATTGCTAACTGCTCTTCTTTATCCTCTGCTGCTTCCTTTATCTTGCCTACAATACCCTTCTTTGGTTCTTTTTTTGCTGAGTCTGTCATTATATTATAACAATGCAGCTTTATTTAGAATAGTATAGATTTCATAATAAACTCTTTGGATAGATCAGGTTTACCAAACATATCTAATTGAATATCGTGTGCATCTACAATCAAATCATCGTCTAATTCTTTACGAGCATGTAACCAGTAGTATGTACCATTCTCTCTTATGTAAAAGTAACTGGTGTTGTGTGAGTCAAGGAGGAAGACAGCATACAGATGAGGGTATTCTCTCTTGCGATTTGGATCTGGTTTACATGACTTACCCATGTCACCATACATGGGTCGTGTGCCACTACCATGGGGAGTGGGTAAGTTTTTTCCATGGTCACCAAATAAATCGTATCCTTTAGACAAGTTTCATTTCCATTCTACAAACTCATCATACTTAGGTTTTCTATGTTTCGCTACAGTTCTTGTTCTAGTCTTGATATTATATAATCCACCGTGTCTATTGTGCACTAGATTTTCTCCGTCTTCAGTCTTGACATATCCACCCATCCTACCTCCATCAAACGCATCAAAATCATAGTATCCCATACCTATAAGGAATAGAACACTTCTATTAGTATCAATATAATCTCTGAGTAACTTATTGAATCTGTGTTCTGTTTTCCTGTTGTAACATCCACAGAAACATGCGTCCACTTCGTGTCTATTTGCAGCAAGAGATAACCCATAACCTAGAGCACCATGTCTAGCAGCATTGGCTAGTCTATTGTGCATGGCATTCTTCGTGACGATCTCTTCTTTACTATTAGTCTCAGAATAATTATAGTAATCTAAATTTTCTACTACGGCTATCAGATATGGTGCTTCTATTTGTGTGTTGAATTCCTCTGGGTGTTTACTATAATAATCTTTTATTTTTATCTCCCATTGTTCATCTGTGAGATCATAATTTTGATGTCTTAGAGTTCCAGATTGCTCAGTAGATGATGTGAGCATCAAATTGTGTTTGAGTTCTGTTTGATTAGCACCATATACATCAATGGATGCCTGTTTGAAAGACCCTTTGAATGGTGTGACACTAATCGCTTCCTTTATAATGCTCTCTATAGTCTCTTTAGGAGGGATGACATCCTTTTTGAATTGTCTGTAGTTGATTCTACGATGTAATAGATTAGTATCGATCATCGCCACCTAACCATGGTATTGTAGTCTGGTTTTTTCTTTTTATGTCCCTCTCTTTGTCTAGTCTTTATATTATATCTACCACCACCAGAGTGTTCTATCCATTCATCATCTATTTTTTCCCAGCCACCTGACTTGGCTGCTCCTCTTTCTTGTGCATCAAAATCAAAGTAACCTAGACCTAAGAAGAATAGTATATCTCTCCCATCTGAGTGGTAGTCTAGACATATCTTATTCAATTTAGTGTCAAGTTTCATATTGAGACACCCACAATATGATGCGTCCACACCATGTCTATTAGCAGACATAGCTAGTGCATATGCAAGTGTGCCTATTCTAAGATAGACTGCTTTCTTATTATCATGTCCTGATTTTTCTTTCGCTGCAACTTTATAGTCAGGATTAGGTCCTAGTTCAAAGTAATGTGGGTTCTCAACAACAGCTATGACATATGGTGCACGTACTTGATTGTTGAAATCCTCTGGATGAAGAGAGTAGTGAAGCTCTAATTTTTCCTCCCACTCTTCAGTGGGTATCTCTCTATTCTGCCACCACTTCAAACCAGACTCCTTTACTCCCGTCACTTTGACAAGATCATCTTTTATTTGTTGATGCTCAGGTCCCCATACATCTAGATTGACATACTTGAAACTACCCTTGAAGGGGGCACAAGTGATTGCCTCTTTTAGGATACTCTCTATTGTTTCTCTAGACGGAGCGTCATCCTCTTTGAACCTGTTGTAGTTTATTCTACGACGTAAGAGATTGTCAGTCATTTGCAGCAGTCACATACTTCTGACTCGTCTATCGCTTCTCTTATAATTCTCTTCAGTTGTTTTGCTTGTTTCTTATTGATAGATCCAAGTGATGTATCTATCTTTACCTTCACCCAGTATAGTCCTATAAGAACTAGGGTAAAAGGAATTGCATCTGCCCATGAAATTTCATTCCATGCTTCCACGACATTCAATACTGCCATGTATTCGCCAGGTCCAATCATTAATCTCGTTGCCTCCAATCATCTGAGCGTTCTTGATGAAACCAGTCTACGATCTCATCGGGTGATCCGAAACCCCTTCGATGGTTACTTGAATCGGGGTCTCCTATATTCAAGTTATTCAGAAAAGACTCGTCAGGATTTGT